GCTAGCCCGGTCCGGGCTAGCGACGACGAAGGTTTCGGATTCCATATCCATGCGATAGCCGCTCGCCCGCGCGACCAGCGGGCGAGCGGCTCCCTCGTCGATCTGTGAGCCGACCACGATCATCTGTCCATCTGACTGGGTCTTGACCGGCTTGAGGACGTCTGGGTCTTCGTCATAGCCGAACGTGCCCTTGCCAGCCAGACTGCTCTGCTGGAACGATCCAGCGACGAGTTGGCTCGTCCACGCCTGGTCGGCCCTTACGTTGCCGTGGTGCCCGCCGAGAGTTCCCGTAACGCCGCCATCAGCCTCGGCGGCAACTCCTTCCCCCGTTTCGCGGCGCGTCTGAGGATGCCCGCCGCAGCTTTCGCAGACAGCCAGTACTTGCGCGGCACGGGCCGCGTCTCCAAGACAGCCGACAATGAAGACGCGGCGCCTTCGCTGGGGGACTCCGAACCAGCGCGCATCGACAGTTCGCCACGCGACACCGTACCCGAGGTCATCCAGGTCCATGAGTACCCGGAGGAAATCGCGGCCTCGATTGACGCTAAGTAATCCGGGAACATTCTCGCCGACGAACCATCGTGGCCGCAGGATGGACAACACCCGTCGGACCTCATGCCACAGACCGCTGCGCTCATCGGAAAGACCGTTCCGTTTTACCGGCCACCGAGTTTCCCTGACAGGGCCAGCCTCCGTAGACGAGGTCGATACCGTCGAAACCTCGGCCGACTTTGCGAACGTCGTCAATGCGCTGCACCTCCGGCCAGTGCCGCGCGAGCACCGACAGACACCAGGGATCGTTTTCTACCTGCAGCACCGTCTCGATGCCAGCCCGCTGCAGCCCTTGCTCGAAGCCGCCCACGCCCGAAAACAGCGACACGGCCCTCACGTCTGGCCGCCGTCCGGCTCCTGCCACTGGCAACTGATCGGGTCGCGAGCACCGTGCAAATCCCAGCCGCGACCACAACCCCGACAGCGAGGATCCTCGCGCGCGCGCGTGAGAGACGACGAAGAATCTTTGAAGCCTTTGAACCCTTTGAAGCCTTCGTTCTCAGCATGGGTGGACCCAGGGGGGGTGTCCATTGAAGCCTTTGAAGCCTTAGTGGCCTCCAAAGGGTTCAAAGGGTTCAAAGATACTAAGGTTTCAATAGAGGGAATGTTCGAGAGCCTTCGTGGTAACTCCCACCACCACGTCCCGCTGTTGGCAAAGCCCTCTTTTGTGGTTCGCACCCCCATTTCCTTTTTTGCGCGGGTAATCGTCGACGCGCTCGTCGAGCAGCCGGCCTCCTTGAGCTGCCGCTCGCATTCCCTGGCCGTCACTCGCCCATCGGCCAGAATCTGCGCCAGCGCGCTCTTCACCTCCGCGCACGCGCCCAGTTCCTGAACCGTCCCGTTCCGATCCATCGCGGCCGTCGCGTCGACCAGCACCGGGTCGAGGTCCCACACCAGGATGGGCGGCTGGTCGGCCTCGATCGCCGTCGGCAGTACCTGCGTGTGCGGCGCGGTCTCGATCCGGTAGCCGATGCCCACGCCACCTTTGCCGATGTTCATCTTGACCGGCAGCAACAGCCGCCGATGGCCCGTCTCGTCGTTGGGATCGGGCGCCACGCCCAGCACTACCCTGGCCACAGCCGGGAAAGCGATCGACCCCGTCGCGCGGTACAGCGCGCTCACCCCGGTGCCCTTGTTCAAATGCATGAGCATGATCAGCACCACCCCGGTGCGCTCGGCCAGCATCTGCAAAGGCCCGAGCACCGCGCGCACGTCGGCTTCCTTGTGGCTGTTGATGTCCGGGCCGAGATAGGCCGTGATGGGATCCATCACCACCACCAGGGCATGTGTCTCGAGGATCAATGCCTCGAGCAACGCCAGGTGCTGGGTGAGCGCGAACATCCGGTCGATCTGGGTCGTCGTGTCGCGTTCGTCGACCACGCCGCGCACCGCGATCACCCGCTCCATACGCGCGTTCGCTGCATGCAACCGCGGCGACACCGTGTCCGACAACCCATCCTCGATGGTGAACAGAATCGTCGTGCCCGCTTCACACGTCCCGCCATCCGGCCACTCGCCGCCAATGGAACAGTGCGCGGCCAGCCAGTGGGTGATCAGCGACTTTCCCAGACCCGGATCACCCATCAGCAGCGTCGGTTTTCCTCGCGCGAAGCGACCCCGCCACAACCACTCGATCGGCTCAGGCTGCACGTCAGACATGCGCACGACGTCCAGCCGTAATCCACCTGTTGCCGCCGCCGGGAATGATTCCACGTGTCCGTTCGATCGTTCTCCGGCGACGACGTTTTGATCGGCCGGACTCCACGGTACGCGCAGCCCGTCCTCGAAGCCGCTGCGCAGCGTCGCCTCGACACTGCGCTGCCCGTCCTCCGCCACCAGCCCGTTGCGCTCGCACGCCGCGTACAGCGCGCTGGCCACCCACTCGTGCTCGAGCGCGTGCACCGGGTCGGCCGCCAATCCTGCCAGCAGATACGCCGTGCGATTGGCCGCCGCATTCCGCTGACCCTGGCCCATCCGCCCCAGTTCGTCCGCCTTGCCCTCGACAAACCGCGTCGCCCAGTCCTGCAGGTACGTGGCGTGCTGCACGCGCCGCCGCGGCATGACCGGTGGTGGGTCGTACCGCGCGATCTCGGGCAGACTGGCCGGGTCAAGGAACTCCCCGTGTTGTTGCCGCGCCTCGTGCGGCGCACCCGGCAGACAACTGGGCAGATAAAAGATGCGCGAGCTGTCCTTTGTCTGCGGGTCGATGCACCCTCCGAAATGCGCGTTGGCCCGCAGCCAGAACTCCGGCCAGTCGGCGCCGCTCACCGGCGCGGCCAGGGGCAGCACCACCCGCCAGCGGGGCGCGTCGGGGGTATGCGAAAACGTGGTGTGGCCGAACCATTCCAGCCCGCTCAGCAGATCCAGCGGCAGGTCGCCGTGGTCGATGTCCAGCACCAGCATGTGGACCCAGTCCACGTTCGCCTTGCCGCGCGTGGTCCCCGGCCGATAGGTCACCGGGGACCACAGGCGCCCATCCTTCGATTGCCGCTCGTCGAAGCGCGCCAGACGCTTTTCCAGGTCGACGAGCGGCAGCGAGTAGGGCGTGGGCTTGTTGTCGTCCTTGCCTTCAAAGACGACGATCGGCACCAGGTGCCCGTTCTGGTCGGTCAAAACGGCAGCTCGTCGTCCTCCACCACTCGCTGTCCCGTCTGGGTGTAGCGCTCCGCCGGCGGGCGTACGCCCGCGCCAACCGGTACCCGCTGGGAGGGTGGTGACGGACGTTCGGGCTCGTCGTCGACCTCGGCCAGCATGGCGCGCAGTTTGCCGCGCCCGTGGGCCTGGTACTCGTCATCCCGCTGACCGGGCAGCGAGCCGACGGCCATCGGTCCCGCGAAGTCGGACCAGATCGTGCCGTCCTTGCCCGCGCGGTGGCTGATGGTCCCGTACACCTCGAGGCCTTCCCACCACTTGATCCATTCCCCGATGAGCCCGATCTCGGCTTTGTCGTCGTCGAGGTCTGCCGGCCGCGGCGGCCCACCCCCCTGTTCGATCCACTTGCGGAACGTCTTCGCGTTGGCCTGGCCAAAGCACGCGGCGAGAAAATCGATCAGTTTGGTGGAGCGGTACATGCCGGTCTTGTCCGTCCAGCCCAGCGACAGTCCTGGGCGGTAGTTCGTCCTCCAGGACTGCGACTGTCCCTCGGGCGGATCACCGTGCTCGGCTTTCAAACGCGCCTGTTCGGTGGGTGTCAGCAACAGGACGAACCGCGCCTCGTACTTGCCGAAATACTCGTTCATCTTGATCTCGGGCGGCGCCGCGATCTGAAACCGCCAGAGTCCCTCTGGCAGGGCTTGCCATTCCGATTGTTGCGATTCGTCCGCTCGTCTCAGTACAGACATCAATGTCTCTCCGCTCGCCGTTTGGCTGGTGAGCCGCCGCTAGGTTGCGTTCATCACTCGTTGTTCGGGGTGAGCGATCAGATCCAGTAGAGCCGCACGATCCCGCGGCCGGGCTTCCACGAACGTTTGCCCGCACGCCTGTAGCATGTCGCCCACCTCGCGCTGCTCCGTTTCCAGACGGCCGTGCTCCGTTTTGAGCTCGAGCCACAGGATGTAGGGCGGCTTGATCGCCAGGATGTCCGGGATCCCTTTGCGAATCCCGCGGTAGACCTTCGTTTTGCAGCGCGGACACATGACCACGTTCGCTGGCACGTGGGCAAACCACCACCCGAACGCATCCAGTGCCGACTCGACCACCTTCTGCCAGTCGCGCTCGAGCATCTTGCCGTCGATCAGACGACGAATGTCCGTGCCGTTGAGCGGGGCCTGGGCAAGCCCCGGCTTAGCTCGCCTTGCGACCATGCCGCTTCTTCACTGGCGCGGGCTCCGCGGGTAGAAGCCACCGGTCGAGCGTCTCGCGCGTAATCGCCTGCAGGTCAGTCACGCGCACGACGCCCGGGTACTGCTGGAAGGCGCAGAACAACCCCACCTGCCGATACGCGGGCAGCTCCTCTTCGATCTCCACCAGCACCCAGCGCGATGTCATCGCTGGCCGCTCTCGTCGCCGCATTCCTCGCACACGCCCATCTCGTGACAGTGGCACCCGCACTTTTCGTCGTCGTCATCCCCCGACGCGTGCTCACGGCACTGCACCGTCTCGTTCTTCCCTCTACGGATGACCCGTGCCGGGTAGTCCCGCCTTCGCAGCAGTTGGCACCTGGAGCACCGCCAGTCGGTGTAGTACTCGGTCTCGAATTCCACCACCGCATAGCTCGGCAATTCGGTCAGTGTCATGACCAGAACCTCCGCACCACCGCGACTATGAGAAAGACCGACCCTACCAGGATCAGCACGCTGACCCCGAGGATCACGCCCCAGATCGTCGCGACGACAATGATCTCGGTCAGACTGCGGCGCCGACGGCCAGCGTTGTCCAGCGCGTAGATCTCGTCCAGATATTTCTGGCGGGCCGCTCTATTCATGGGCAACCGGTGACCACCCACTGCCGCCGTCTCCCCATTGACAGGTCGTAGGCCGCCACACGCCGCACGTCAGCCAGGCTGTGGATGTTCAGCCACGGTTCCCCCATCTCCAGCGTGTGCGCCCGCCACGTGGACGGCATGTACTGGCCCGGCCCGGTGGCGCCGCTGCCCTGACGGTTCGGCACGTCCCGCCACCCCGACTCCTTGCCGATGATGCATTCGACGCGCGGGTTGAGCACCGGCTCGACGACGGCTTCGACTGCTTGAGCCTGGTCCTGGGTGTCGTCGGTGGCCTCGGCGACCGGCACGGGATCGTCGGACGCGTCGCGCGCACTGGCCGTGTGTGCGGTCAGCACCAGCAGCGTCGCCGACAGGAGCGCCACCCTCATTCGCCCTGCTCGAGCCAGGCGATCAATTCGCGCAGCGTCGGCACGAGCTCAGCGAGCCGCGCGGTACTGCGCAGCACGTCGGCGCCGCCCGCGCGCCAGCCGGCCAGAAACGCCTCGCGCAGGTCGAGCGACGGTAAGGGCACCTCGTACTCCCGCTCGAACCGTGCCCAGCCTCGCGAGACGCGTTCGTCCATCGTCAACCTCCTTGGTTCGGGGATGGGCAGCGCTGAATCCAAAAACATCGGCGACGGTGGGCGCATAGAGGTACTCCCCATTTCAGCCCCGCGCTGGGCAAGCTAACGCCACAGGGTGAGGCGGGCATGTGACTAGGCGGCGACGGAGTCGGCTACGGGTTCAGCAGTTTCGAGATCGAGGCGATCGGCCTCTTCGCGGATCTTCAGGGCCAGGAGATAGCCGGCCTCGTCGCGCACGGAGCGACGGCTATCGGTCGCCAGGCGCCGCAGCGGGGCCTCGTCTTCGGGACGGATCTCCACCTGAAATCGCATGCCCCCAGAGTGGCCGTGCTGGGGGCTGTCCGTGGCGACAGCCGGTCGGACAGAACCGCTCTGTCCGTCAGCTCTTCTTAGGCGGATCCGCGGGCCAGGTCGAGGGCGGCCACTGGTCGGAGAGCAGCCCGTACGTGTCCAGCATGATGCGCCTGAGCGTCCTCGGGTTCGGGCCGCCAAGCCGATAGATCTGCTCCCGAGTGACCTCGGCGTCCGGCCCCAACTGCAGGTCGACGCGGACGTCGTGCTCGAATTTGATCATCGCCGCGCGGAATTTCGACCACACGCGAAAGTCCTTCTCCTGCGGCTGGTGCGGCCTGGGAGGACGCACTGACACGGGTGACGGAGTCGGCACGCTGTTGGTGTGGCGCGCTGTTTCGAGGAGCGCCAGCGCCTGGAGTTGGTTGACCTCGAGCAGTTTTCGGATCAACTCGTCGGGCGAAAACATGGGGACCTGACGTTCATCGTCAGCCACGCTCGTGCGCCTCGGCAGGACAAGGGCACACACGTTGGAAATCTGTCCGTCCACCGGCACCGGTACGACTTGCCACCCACGTAGCACCCCTTCCCCCATCTCGTTATTAGAACACACGTTCTGGAGCAGAAGCCAGTTGTGGGTCGGGCGGGTGAGTGCCACTGGTCCCCGTACCAGGTACGTTACATCAAAGAAACCACTACATTAGCGACACATATGTAACACTGTCAAGAAAGTGTTGGGATGCCGGCATAATCTGAGTTCAACCCACCACACAGGTGTACCCTGGGCACTACGTGAACGCGACTGGTTCTATCGTGCTGCGCCCGCCATCATCTTCCGACGTGTTCGTACCGCGCCTGCGAGAACAGCGCCTCAGACGCGCGCTCTCCCAGCAGGAGCTCGCCGACCTGGCGAAAGTCTCGCGTACGACGATCATCCAGCTCGAGGCTGGCCGCAGCGCGTGGCCTCAGACGGTCAGAAAACTGGCCAAAGCCCTCAAGGTCGATCCGAGCCTGCTGCAGGGCTGACAGATTCCGGGTTTGTCCCGCCCCTGCCGTCCACCGCGGACGTCCGCGGCGCAGACTGCCGGCCATGCCCAGAAAAAACGCGGTGGCGCCTGTCATCGAAGAGGTCATCCCTGACCCTGATCCCGAGGCCGGCGAAGAGGCACTCGTGGCCGTCTACACGCTGCTGATCGACTACATCCTCGAGGACCGCGCCCAGGAAATAGTGGACACCAGTGCCGTAGCGTAGTACAACTACAACATGGCACCCAAACTTACAGCTCTTGCCGCGCAGCGCGCTCGTCTCGTTCCACTGGTCATCCTCGGTATCGCCGAACGCTCCGTCGCGTACGGTCGCGTCAGTAGCGAGTCTCAGAAAGAAGACGAGACGATCAACGGGCAGAAGACGGTCCTGCTCAAGGACATCACCATCCGCGATGACCCCAGCCTGCCGATTGCTCAGCAACGCAAGCTCGTCGGCCAGTTCTGGGATGACGGCGTCTCCGGCACCGTCCCGCTCGAGCAACGCCCCGAGGGACGCAAGCTCGTCGCCATGATCTGCGAACGCGGCAACATTCGCTGCAAAGGCGAGTGCAATACCCCCCAGCGGATCGACGTGGTATGGGCCACCAAGCTTGACCGACTGGCGCGCACGCTGCAGATCCTGATCGAGGTCGAAGCGTTCCTGCGCAACCACGGCGTCAAGCTGCGCGTGCTCGAGCACAACATCGACACGACCACGCCGATGGGCATCATGATCTTCACGATCCTTGGCGCAATCGCCCAGTGGGAACGCGAAGTCATCCTCGAACGCACGGCCAGCGGCAGAAAGCAGAAAGCATCGGAGGGCAAGTTCGTGGGTGGGCGCCGCACATTCGGATTACAGACCGACAAGAACGGCTACCTGATCGTGGACGACACGCTGGTCGACGGCACCAACGAAATGGCCTACAAGATCGTCCAGCAGATCTTCGACAACGTGGTGAACCACGGCTCGTCCGCGTTCCGCGAGGCGCAGCGGTGGGGCATGACCGACCGTCGCGTCCAGTCGATCCTCCACAACCCACGCTACAAGGGTGAGGGCGGCATGGTCAGCGGGGGCACGGAGTGGATCGCCGCGGAGAAGAACCCGCCGCCGACGATCGTTGCCCCCGAGACGTGGGAGCTCGCCCAGGGCATCCTGCTCGAGAACCGGAAAAACTCCAGCCGCAATCGTCATTACGATTACCTGTTGACACGCCTGCTGGTGTGCTGTGAGCCCCACGACCATACCCCCGTGGTCGACGACAACGGCGTGACGTGGGGGCGCCCGGTCAAGATCTCGGGACTGTGCGGCCGCACCTTCTCCGGCCGTGTCGAGAAACGCCACCAGTACCGGTCGATCTATGTTTACTACTGCTGCTCGCGTGGAGCCGACTGCACGGCCAGAATGCTCCGCGGCAACGAGACGGAAAATGCCGTGTGGGAGGTCGTCGACCAGACGCTGCGCAATCCGAAGAAGGCGCTCGCCACGGCACTTGATCGCCGCAACCAGGAAGAGACGCTGCGCCAGGTCCGCACCGAGATGGGTGTCGTCGTCGAAGCCCTCACCAGACTGGATGCCGAGCGCGAGCGCGTCATCCGCAATGGCGAAAAGGGGCACAGGTCAGAAGCCGACGTCGATCAGCGCATAGCTGAAATCGAGGCCGAGGCCGCCCCGCTGCACGAGCAGAAGAAAGCCCTCGAGGTCCAGTTCCGCTCGGCCATGCAGACCAGCACCAACATCGACGTGGCCGCGCTGAACGCCACGGCCACCAGCGCGCAGCTCGATCAGATCAACGCCCTGTGCGCCTCGAGCAATCCCGAGGAGGTTCGCAAGGGACGGCAGCGCAAAGCCGCAATCCTGCACACGGTGATCAACCGTATCGAAGTGCGGAACAGCGCGGAGGAGCGCCCCACGCTGCGGCTGTTCCTGCGTATTGGCGGATCTGTTGGAATTGACCTGTCGCGATTTCAAGAAACGTCGGACAATCCACAACTCCAATCTCAGGATCCGTCGAAAACCGCCCGTGTTGGAGCGACCTACTCGGAGGACAACCCACAAGCCGAGCAGGAGGAATTCGTCATCGTTCGCGAAATCAGCCTGCCGCCTCGAAAGGGCTCCGCAGCGTGACCACACAGTACGCGTTGGCTCTGGAGAAACAAGTCGAGCTGATAGGGTGGACGCACACTGCCGGAGCTGACAAGTTCAGCTATGACCTCTTTGGCAACACTACCTGGCTGAGAGTCCTTCGAGCAGCGCTGCCGATCGCCAGTACGCTGTTTGTCAGCAAGGACATTTGCGATCTGGTCGCTCTCAGTGGCCGGAAGTTGCCCGCGTTCCGCCCAACGGTCGATGTGGTGCCAGATACTCTGGGTGGCTTCGTGTGGTTGGAAGAACCGATTGCACGTGCGCCGTTGCTTGGCAAGGAACGGGCTGTTCGTGCGCTGCTGTGGCTGTTCTGTCGTCTACCTGGATCGACGTATGCCCAGGATGGCGTGGGGATCATTGCGACCACGGAAAATACGGAGTTGGCGATAGTGCCATTCTGTGAGATTTCAGGTCACTTGTTTCCTTGGTTCTTTTTCGAGTGGCCCTGGACCGAAACCCAACTCGAAGCGATCACCCGTGAACAGATGTATTCGGACGAAAACCACACCGACTACGACGCTACCCTCGCGTCCGCGTGTTACGGGTTTCTGTCTTCGTTGTGGTTGTTTATGAAACAGCGCGTCCTAGTGGGGTCGCACCAGTCCGTTGAGCGGCACGTGCGGAAGCGGCTCGAAAGACAGGGCTGGACCGAGCGATCACTGGTTACTGTAGTCCAGTTGCGGCGGCGCGAGTCGGTCGTCCGTCGCGACCCAATCAACGAGACAGATGTCATTGAATGGTCATGCAAGTGGATCGTACGCGGTCACTGGCGGCAGCAGTTCTATCCCAGCAAGCATATGAATATCCCGATCTGGATCACGCCCTACGTCAAGGGGCCGGACGACAAGCCCCTGAAGCCACCGCGCGCCACCATCTTCGCGGTCGTTAGGTAGATGAAAAAGGGCTGGAAAGAATCCGTCGCGTGATCCATACTCAGCAGCGCAGTGTGTTTGGGTGCCAATCCTCGCGCTGCTACCCCTCAGTCGCAAGACTGAGGGGTTTTTCTTTCCTCTCGCTGCAGGCAGGACATGGGCGGTACACTGACGAGACACTCTGGGGAAGGAATGATGAGCATGCCTTGCGTCATCAAGCTGGAAGGCCTCGTGCGCGGCGAGGACACCCCGCACGACGGTCGCTACCTGCGCGAGTACGATCCCCAGCGGGGTGGGATAGACCCTGACGGGGTGCGCTGGATGCACCTGGTGACCACCGACACACTCGAGGAGGCACGCCGTTTCCCGGACCTGACCGACGCGCTGCAGTACGTCCGTCAGGTTGACCCGCACCAGCCCCGCCGTCCTGAAGATGGGCAGCCCAACCGTCCGCTCTGCGCGTTCAGTGTTTCCATCGAGCCCGTCTCGTGACCATCCCTGAGCGGTGCGATCGGGCAGGTTGCACGGCGCCCGTCGAGACGATCTGCCCTCTGTGCATGCGCTGCTTTTGCGTCGAACACGACCTGCTCCCTGATGGCCACATCTGCCTGGCAACGTTTCCCTTCAACGGCCTGCGCCGCCTCGACGACGACGAGGTCGAAGCCGCCCTCGAGCACTTCCAACCGCTGCCATGAGCACTGACCCAGGAAAGACCCACTACGTCGGCGACGGGTGTCAGCCAGCCCACGATCCCGCGATCGACCAGGCGCCGCCTGAGGTCACGTTCGACGAGCTGCACGCCGAGTATCTGCGCGAGATCGCGTCAAAACTTCGCGCCGAAAAGGAGGTCGCTCGGCTGCAACGCGAGAACGGCTCACTCGCCCGCATGTATGCGCTCTGCGAAGACACGTTGCGCGAGCGCCAGGAGAAGGTCAACCATGCTGAAGCCTTTGTCGATTGGCATCTGAAAGGCCAGCCGCGTACGCCAGGAACGCTCTATCCGATGACGTACGCCACCCAGGATCAGTGGCATGAGGAATGGGACCGGCGCCTCGCTGCTCTCATCGCGGCGCTTACCAGAGAGAAGGCCAATAATTTCTGACAAAGACGCGGCGGCGTGGGTTCACAGGCAGGCGGAACTTCAAGCACAGATCACACGCCAGGAGCAACGGTTCCGAGAGGTTGAGGCGGAATGGGTCGAGCGGTACGAAAAGCTTGAGGCCGAGGTCGGCCGGCTCACGGTTGAACTCACCCACCGCGTTGGCTGGGAGGAACGCTGCCTGGACGCAGAGGCAGCACTCGCCACGCTGCGCGCGGAGAACGCTCGGCTGCGGGCGGCCGAGGCCGAGTGTCGCAACAGCCGTGGCTTCGTGGCGGCTGAGAACGAGCGGCTACGTACGGCGCTGACGGAGATCGCTGAGACATGCAGCGTCAAGAAGATCGACAGTCAGATGACGTGCAAGTGCGCCGGCGGCATGGCGCGGCGAGCGCTTGTTCGCGCTAAAGCGAGTTAGCGATGGCAAGACCAACCCGTCCAGCTACTGCGGATGAGGCTCTGGATGCCCGCGACAAGGTGATGGCGCGCATTGAGGCGCTGGCTCCAGAGGTAGCGCGGCTGCGCGCTGAACAACGCGAATTGAACAAGCGGTACAAGGCGGCTCATCACGCCTGGGCAACGGCAGACATTGAGTTGAAGCACCACCGCTTGTATCTGTATTCACTAGCGGCGGGCGCTGCCAGCGGCACGCTGGTCATGCCGCTTGATGACGCTAAATCCCGTTAGGTCGAGACGAGTGGAGTACATGACTATCGTTGCTGACCCGCCCTGGCAGCAGCCGTTAGGCGGGCAGCGGAAGCGTGTTGCCTGCGCTAAACGTGGCGCGGACCACGGACTTGCCAGAGCCTTGCCATACGAGACAATGACCGTTGCTCAACTGGTCGCGCTGCCGGTGGCGGACATCGCCGCAGTTGGGGCACACCTGTGGCTGTGGACAACAAACGCCTTTCTGCGGCAGGGCTTCGAAGTCATGGAGGCATGGGGCTTCAAGTACCTGGCCCCAATCACATGGGTAAAGCCCAGCGGGGTGGGTAACTACTTCGTGCATCGGACGCAAACCGTCCTGTTTGGCTATCGCCAGAAGTGTCTGTTTCCGGCCGCCCGCTACAGGCCCACGGTGTTCACGACGACCGCTGCGCGACCTGGCAAGCACTCCGAGAAACCCGGCGAGGCGTTCGATCTGATCGAGTCGATCTCGCCTGGCCCACGACTAGAGATGTTCGCCCGCTCGCATCGTCTCGGCTGGGATGTTTGGGGCAACGAAAGCGGTGACAACACGCCGCTTGCTAGAGATAAGAGCACTTCTATCTGAATGATGGGCACTCGCACGTATGGCGGCACCGGACTCTCCCTCGAGGACCTCGACGCCCTGCCGCGGCACGAGCGCGAAGCCATCCTCGCCGGCACCATCAGCATGCTGCGCGGGCAGCTCGCCGAGCTTCGCACCCAGCTCCTCGAGTCGGAAGGCATGCTCAGACAGGCGATGCTCGAACGTGGCGCCACCGTCGCTGACGCCGGCGCGTGGACGGTGACCCTCGCCACCCGACATGCCTACGTCTACGACGAAGAAACGCTGGCCGGCCTGCAGGCGTACGTCGATCCCGAGGTCTACGACGAGACGGTACGCACCCATCGCACTGTCGAGGTCAGCAAGCTTAAACTGAACCAGTTGGTCAAACGCGGCGGCGACATCGCCAGGATCATCGAAGCCGCTACCACCGACGTCGTCGACGGCTATACGCTGAAGGTCAGCCGTGCCTGATCTAACGACTGAAGAAGAACTCCGTGCGCAGTTGATGGCCGAAGAACTCAAGAGGCTCAGGCGACGCGGCCCGATCCCCGTCGAGATCGACCAGTTCGCCGCGTTCCAGTTGATCGGCGCGCTGCAACTCGCGCTGGCACCACGAATTCGACCGCTGATGCTGACCGAAGACGGGTTCCTGACGATCGTCGACAGCATCCAGCGGGCGATGATGGTCGAGCCGTTCAGCCCGAAAGTGGACGACGTGGTCGCCTTGATCGGGCAGTGCCGTGTGCTGCAGCGTCGCGTGGCAAGGCTGGAGCTAGAGAACGATCAACTGCGCGAGCGCGTCATCACACAAACAGACCCGCTGCCGCCACGATAAAGCCGCCGCCGACGACCCCGTGCTCTGGCGGCAGCACGCCAACGAAGACCAGCATCCCGATAAGGAACAGGACGACGCCCACCACCTGGCGCAGAACTGGAGGACCGGATGCCTGGTCGCGCACGCCCCTCAGGCTAAGGCACCTGGCATGCCAGTGCCGCGTCGTTCAGGGAGCGACGACCCGGCGACCCCACCAGTAATGGCTCAAGACGGCCAGTGCCGCCACGCACGAGAGCAGGAAGATGATGATCAGCGGCCACGTCAAACCACCCAGGGCCAGCAACCAAGGCAGCCCGAACCAGACGATGGCGAACGCGAGCGCGGCCAGAACGATCCTGAACACCCACGAGAGAATCGGGTCGGACATCGGCGCCTCCCTTCATACCACCCAGAGGTGGTTCCAGCCGCCCAGACGGTCATAGTCGTAGCGGCTCAACTGGTCGTAGATTCCCCGATAGCCGGGGGCCGAGTTGCTGATCCACAGGTTCGCGCCGGCCACGCCGCGGAACGCCACCCAGTGGTAGTACTCCGTGCCTGACCCCATGCCCAGGCCACGGCTGTAGCGCTCATAGGCCTCGTCGAACGACAGCCAGCCCTGCTGGGTCTCGATGTCGCTGTCGGCAAGCACCCGCTGGAGCTGGGCGCCGCTGCCATCGTGCAGCCCGTACATGGAGCTGATGTTCGTCGGGTAGCCGATCTCATGCACCACCTCTTCACGGTTGGCGTAGATGTCGTTGCCGCGCGAGAGGTACAGCGCGCGTTCGACCCACTCGGTAGCGCAGGCCGAGCACGTCCAGTCGTAGACCTGGGCTGGCTGCATGGTCCACGGGTCCCAGTCGGGCAAACTGGGGGGCGGGACGGTTGCTTCAAAAGGGGGACGTCCTGACGAGATTGTCCCTCTCGATCCAGTAGTAGATGCGGTCGCGGCCGAAGGTCTGGCTGATCTTGTCGCCCTCGGCCAGGATGATGAACTGCTCGTCGCTCCTGGCCTCGTCACCCGCGTCGGCCATCGCCTGGGCTACCCCTGGGCCGATGCTGTACTCAGCCATGCACACTCGCCTCCATGAGCGCCAGCGCCGCGTCATCGAGTACCCAGCGCTCCTCACCGTCAGTAGCGATCACCCTGGCCTTGACCTCGGCGGCGGCTTCCTCGGCGGTCTTACCCTCGCGGCCCAGGCCGGGGCGCATGGCCAGACTGACGTGCAGCGACTGGCCCAGCAGCGCATCGGCACCACCACCGGGCGGCCAGTACGACACCGCGTCACCTTCCGGGCACGGCACCACCACCATGTTCAGGTTGTCGGAGCCGTCCGGGTTGGCCCCGTAGGTCACCGTGGCAGGGTCCAGCGTGCCGCCGTGGCTGCCACCGGCGGCGTCATCGTGAACGTATCCCCAGGCGCCAGGATCGTCGAAAGAAGTGACCCTGACGCTCACGGGTTTGCCTCAATTGTCACAAACGAGGTGGTGGGGTTCTGCCCAGACACCGCAGCCACCTGTCCCACCGTCAATCCTGTGGCCCCGGAGATCGCGGCATTGGCGTTATCGACACTTGCACTCCCGAGTCCGAGACTGCCGGCCGTAAAGGCTCCGGCACCGTACTGGACTCGCCACGATCCATTGATGGTCATCGTCGGAGACACCGCTTTGCGCACTTTCCAGCGCAACGGGAACGCTCCGCCCGAAGCGGCGTAGCACCACAGCAGTCCGATGTTCTCATCGGCAAAGGTTCCGCCCATCGTCTCGTAGTACCTGAAACACCGCGCCAGGTCATCCGCCGGGTGCAGCGGTGCGTAGTCGGCTGGCTGCGAGCCGACCACCAGCATGGCGTTGTCGAGGTAGTACGTCCCCGGCGCGCCAGCATCAATGGTTACGCCCACGATCAGCCCTGTGGCTCCAGGCGGGACTGTCCGAGTGATCGTGAGTGTTTGCCAGGTGCCACCACCAGTGTGATAGCTACTCCATGCCTCAACCGTGTCAACGTAATACGCTCGAATTTTATTGGCGACGGTTGACGACACCCGGATGCTGAAAGAAACGGTCTTCCCACGCAGTTGCGATACGTCCTCTGTAAGCTGCGCAAAATACTGGATTGGGTTAGAGCCAGCCACTGCAACTGATGCCGCGTACCGACCCAGCGTGTCTACCGGACTAGCCACGCGGCTAACCGTCATGGAAGTCCCGGACAGATACCAGCGGTCAGCGCTATACCCGCCATCGTTTGTGAACGGCCCGTTACCCCGCTGCCAGATTTCAAAACCCCCGTTGGTCAGCAGGTTGGCACGCGCGACGTCCGGGCCAAGCTGGGCATTGGTGATCGAGCCACCAGGGATGGCGGCTGGGGCGACGGCTGCCCCCTGGTGCGCCCCGCCGTGGTTGTGGCCGGTCAGATTGTTGAAGAGCGCATCGACCGTGCGCAGGCTGTTGGCCAGGCTCAGCGTCAGGTAGTCGGCGTTGTCATCCGAGTCAACCGCCGTAGCCAGATTCAGTTCTGTGGTTGCCCCAGGCATGCAGTGCTCCTCCTTACAGGACGCGTGTACGCATGATCGAAAAGCCGCGCAGGTCGCCGATACGGATGCCGCGCGTGCGGCTGATGAGTCCGAGGATTTCGATCACCCCGAACTCGGTCGCCGAGATGTCGAGCGTCCAGCCCTGGCCGCCCTGGGCGTTCTGCCCGATCCTGGGCACCATGTGCTCGGTGTAGTCGAACAGCCCGACGTTCAGGACTGTCTCGTCGGGAAACTCGAGGGCGATCGTTGCCGGCGCGGCCGCGGCCTGCATGACCAGGTCCCGCAGAAACCGTCCGTTCTGGCGGATGCTGGCCCCGTCGTAGCGCGCCACGTAGTCGCGCGCGTTGACCCGAAACGTGTAGTCCCGCTTGAAGGCTGGCACTAATCTCTCGTGCAAGCCGACTCCCTCGAGGATGGGCGAGGTGGTCGAGTCGAACGAGTCCAGGGCGATCATGAGCTCCACCGCTGTCCCGGCGACGGACTGGCCCAGGTCCCAGCGTTGGCCATTGAAGGTAAAGGGGGTGTCCCAGGGGACGAAGTCGCCCACGCTCGTCGCCGGAGGGCGCCCGGCCGAACCCCGCAAGCGGTAACTCAGTTTGACGGTGTCGCCGGTCGGGAATGATGGGCCGAAGACGCTGCCCCCGATGAGTTGCTTGTTGTCGGCCTGGAACATCATGTGGTTGAGCGGCGTGACGATGTAGCTCGGCGTCATCGTGTACTCGGCGCCCGAGCCAGGGGTGAGCGGAAACGCCACCAGTTTGACCCAGTCATAGCCGCCGTCGGCGAAGCCCACGTACAGCCTGGCGTCGCTCGGGATGTTCGACACCCAGAGCGCGGTGGCCTTGCGGCCGACCCAGTGCGCGATGCACCCATCCCACTGGTCGGCAAAACTGTAGTTGGTGCCCGTGTCGCCCTGAGCCGGCTCCCAGTTGCCGTAGGTCATCAGGTAACTGTTGCCGAGCGGAGCGTTGTAGAGCACCCCGAACGCCATCTGGCTGTTCCAGCCAGCGAAGGCTTGCACCGGGCCGCGGACCTCGCTCAGGTTGCTCAGCGCGCGGCCTGGCCCCTGGGGCGTCAAGACCGCGCCGCCCTGCATGTCCAGGCGCCAGAAGGCGTGGTCGGTCCGGAACCACAGGCTGCCCTGCCAGGCAGCGGCAGTGCGGGCGTTGTCGGGGTCGACGGTGCTCTGCAGGCCAGGGAACAGGTCGTTGTCCGAACCGTCGCCGTTGATGGTGAACACGTCCCCGTCGGCCTTGAAAATACACAGCCTGTTGGTGGTCTGGCGGATGGCCGTAATCGGGATCGACGGGTTGCCGACCAGGATCGGCCCCGACCACGAGCCAGCGACCTTGGGGTCGTTGGTGCATTTGCGGACGATGCAGTTGGCCGAGTCGGCCGCCCAGAGCTCGTCGCCGATGATCTCGAGCAGGTTGGCTGAAAAACCCGCGGGCAGGGCGCACACCGCGGCGCCCGACGGCGTGTACTCCTTCAGCAGCCCGTCGTTCCATGCCACGTACAGCGCATCCACGGCTCCCGAATAGGCGCCTTTGAAGCGCTGGGCATCGGTGGCAACCTGTCCCGCGCGGCTGTCCACCACCACCTGTCCCGCGTTGGTGTCGTCGCTTCTCCGCAGCAGGTACTGCCCGGCCAGGAAGTGCAGCGCCAGCCCGCTGGGGCCGAGCGCCTCGACGAACAGACGGATGGAGCCCGTACTCGGCGGCACGACCTGGTGGGTGAGCGGTCCCTTGCCAAACAGGCCGCCGGTCACCCAGCAGTCGATGGCGTAGTGGTAGCGCTTGTCGGTAGCCGAGCTCTGGACGCTCTCGCCCATGCCGCCGCTGGGGCGGAACATGAAGGTCCGCTCGTGGTACAGCGGCGACGAGTCGTAGTCCTGGGCCGGCGGGAAGTACGGGTTCAAGGGGGTTTGCTTCTTGCCGACGAGCAGGTCGCCACCCTCGGACACCAGCATCAACCCCTGACGGAAGATTTTCTGCGGGGCGGGCTGACGCGTGTGGCCGATCAGTTGCGGGCGCAGATCGGAGATGAGCTTGGGGCGCAGGTCGCCAATGGTGTGCGGCAGCTCGACGGGGAGGTCCTGCAGCGAAAGCCGCATGTCCCATGGCCAGGGGCGACGCCTACTGCTCAATGTGACCATCAGGGGGTGGTGCTGTTGGTGATGATGCCGTTGGTGGCCAGGGCAGTGAGCACCTGATCGAGCACGTACGGCAGGTCGCGGATGTGGTGGCGCGAGCCGGTGACGGTCGCCTTCGTCGGCACCCAGGCTGGACCCTGTGGACCGGTCGATCCGGTCGGGCCGGTCGACCCGGTCAACCCCTGGGGGCCTTGCGGGCCAGTTGCCCCCACCGTGCCCTGTGCGCCTGTCGCCCCCTGAGCGCCCGTGGCGCCCTGTGGACCGGTCAGACCAACAGGCCCCTGTGGACCGGTCGATCCCGTCAGCCCCGTGGCCCCCTGCGGCCCGATCGGCCCCTGGGCGCCTGGCTGACCGGTGGGACCCACGGGACCCTGAACACCCTGCGGGCCAGGGTCACCTTTGACGCCCTGGGGGCCGGCGGGACCGGTCATCCCCTGGATTCCCGTAGGACCGATCGGACCTGGCGGACCCTGCGGGCCGGCTGGCCCAGGACTGCCCTTGATGTTGCCCTGGTAGTGCCACTGGTAGTTGTTGGTGGTGTTGTCGGTCAACGTCCAGAAGTCGAGCGTCCAGGCATTCAGCCAGGCCGTACCGACCAGCATGCCCGTGGACTCATTCGCCTGAGGGTCGCGCGTCATCACCACCCAGCCGGGGCCGAGCAAGCCCTGCAGACCATTCAGACCCTGTGGGCCTACAGGACCGACAGCGCCCTGGGGACCCTGCGCGCCAGTGGGGCCGGGCGGACCGGGCGGCCCCTGGCTCCAGCTCGGCGGGCCGGGTGTGCCGGCCAGCAGGTTGACGTTGACGCGCGGGTCGGCCGCGCTCACCACGGCCCGTTGACCCAGCCGCCGCCGGCGACGCCGATACGCACCACGTTGCCGAAGCCGATGACTCGAGAGCGCCGCGGGCCGAAGATGCCAGCCTGGCGCGAGAACTCTGCCGCGGCCTGGTCGCGGGTGGCCTGCAGGTTGCCCGCTGCCGCGGCCTGCATGCGAGCCGGGAAGTGGTGCCAGGCTTCGATGTGCGCCGCGCTCGCGGCGTAGTCCAGATCGACCTCGAGCACGTCGTCGTCGGCGACGGGGCCAGTCGTCGACTCGGCGCCGTTGACCCACGACCAGGCCGGCCGCCAGGTGTCGATCCACATGGCCATGGGCAGCGCGCGGCCGTAGGTGCCGGTCAGGATCAGGTGGCCGCCGCTCTGGTAGGTATCCCACGGCGCGTCGGCGTAGGGGTCGACCCAGCCGTAGCGCACCCGCTCGATCTGCCACGCGGCGGTCAGCCAGGGGAACTGGACGGTCAGGTCGAGGCCGCCCCACTGTTGTGTCGGCTGGGCCTGGACGGTATCGGGGAGGACGCACCGTCGCAGACCAGCCATCACGGACGACCGCAACTCCTGGGCGGGGTCGAGGTGATGAAATTCCACCAGCTCTCCAGGCGCAGGGATCGTCCCCCAGGGACGGTCGGGGAAGACCCGCCCCTGCTCTGGATCGTAGCTGGAGACTAACCGCTGCCGATCGACGATGTCCATCGGCACCGGCGTACCGTCGAGCAGCACGCCGCGGCGGAGCAGCCACAGGTTGGTGACCGAGTCGAGGTCGATAACGCTGCGCAGGGCGGGGAAGTTGGCGAAGGTGAAGTTGGCCGTATTGGGCACCTGGCGGTCAGTGAAAGCGGAGGCGTACGGGCCGACACGCTGGGCTGCCTCCTGCTCCAGTTGCGCCAGGGTGACGCTCACCTGCCTCGATGCCTCTCGTCGGACTCCCTGTCGGGCTTGTCAGGACCTTTATCGGCAGACCTGCGCCGCGTGGCGTCTTCTTCTGGAGGTGGCGCGCCACCCGGCGGGGTAAGCCCGGTGGCGTCGAGGATCTCGACCTTGCCACTGTTCCACAGGCTCATGACGTACTCGACGTCCTCGTCTCCGAAGTCCGTCTCGTGCAGGGGGCCGTAGACGATGCCCTCCTGGCCGGGGCGCGGGTCACTCGCCGGCGCCAGAAACCTCACTCTGGCCATCACTTCTTTCCTTTGGGCTTGTCTTCTTCGTCGGCCTCATCCTCGGCCTGGGGGCCGGGCGTCGAGCCGCCGGGTGTGAGCGGCGCCACATCCTCTCGGGTGGTCACGTCGGTGTAGTGGCCGCCCTGCTCGGTCTGCTTCTGCTCGTCGCTGACCAGCGACACCTTGCCGCTCGCCTGCAGAGCTCTGGCCGTCTCTTCGTCGACGTCGAGGACCTCGCCAGCGGCGTGCTCCTTGCCGTCGTCGTCGGTGACCGGCGCCAACAGTCGTACTTCGGGCATTTACTTTTTCCCCTTCGATTTTGCGGGCAGCTTCTTCTCGTTGGTGCCTTTGAGTTTCTGCTGCGCTTCCTTCGGGTCGAAGCCGGGGACCTGGCCCCCGGCTGCTGCTCCGAAAAATCTGGCCTGTGCCTTGCTTACAGGTGGCGTGTACTTTTTGCCGCCCGGCACGGCTAGCCTTCGCCGCCGGTCGTGGCCTTCTGCTGCAAAGCGAAGAATGGGTAGCGCGCGGCCACGGTCGACTGTTGGCGGTTGACCGGGTTGGGGACAGCCCAGGCGAACCGGGCTATCACACGCAAGGCCACCATGTCCTGCTGGAGCAGGTTGAAGATGATGGCCGAGGTGTTGTCGGTGATGACGCCCGTGTCGAACATCTCCATGCTGATGTCCTCACGGATGGCCAACATTGATTGGTCCCACTCGCCGCCGATCATCGAGTAGCCGGTGGCGCCGGTGCCGAACTCGACCATGCCCGCGTTGGAGAAAATGATCGGCTCCCCGTACAGGGTGCCCGTGTTCACCGCTGCCTGCGGGCCGTTGTCGTCGCCCAGCAGGACGAACCCGCCGGTGGTGGTGCGCATGCCGCGCATCTTGGCCTTGACTTGCTTGCGCGCCCAGAAGCCGCTGACGTCGTAGCCGTCAGCCTCGACCAGGCCCATCGCGGCACTCACGTCGCCCAGGAAATCCTGGCCAGCCGTGGCGCCGGTCACGAGCACGTTGCCCGCGGCGGCCGCGGCGGTGACGATCGCCGGCGGGAAGGTCGACGGGGCGCCATTGCCAAAAAATATGGCTTCATCTAACGCCACGCCAAAGGCTTCCGTGATTTTCGGTTTGACCTGGCTCCAGAAGTCGTAGTCGATGTCGTCGAGCAGCGTTTTGGCGATCGGGACGATGACGGCCATCTCCTCGGCGTTGAGGTAAACGTTATCCCATGCCAGTGACGTGGTCTGCTTCAGGCCACGGTCGCGGGCGTCGAGCGACGCGCCGGTCAGCCAGTAGGCGATGGGGAGCTGCGTCATCACCGGGATGCGCTGCTGCGCCCTTTTCATTGTCACGTGCGGCATCAGGGTCAACGCGGCCGACTTGACCTCGATCGACTGGACGATTTCCTTCTGAACGTCCTCAGGAATTAAAGGCCCGGTGCCTGGGGTGACACGGCCGGCGACGGAGTTGTAAGGCGTAAATCTACCCTCGTTTCATGTAGGCCACGAGGACGGCTAGTGGCGGGCCTGTACCTGACCTCGCAGGATGTTTGAGACGTCCCGGTCGGCCGCTGAGGGAGCGCCTGAGCCGATGAACTCGGGCTCCGCGACACCTCGGCGAAACTCGCCCAGGACCTGTTTGCGGAAGGCAGGATTTTTGCGAAGCTTCTGCTCCGCGTCTTTCGCGCCTTCGGACTTCCAGTGTTTCTCGAGAGCCTTGAGGCTCTCCTGCACGACGAGCCTGCGCCCCTCGAGCCCGATCCCCGCTCCCTCGAGGGCCATGATGCGTTTCTGTTCTGCCTCGGGCAGCGACAGGATCACGGGGTCGACGGTGAAGCGATCGTGTGTGGCGCCGACATTGCCCAGCCACTGGGTGGTCTGGGTGTCCATCTCGGCGGCCTGCTCGGCCTTGCGTTCTTCCGCGGCGAATTGCCACGGGTCCTCGTCACGCAGCCTGCGCCGTTCCGCAGCCCGCGCGGCTTCCGACCGCTTGGCCTCGCGCCGATCCGTCTCGGCCTGGACCTTTCTGTCCAACTCCTCCTGCGTCAGCGTGATCGCCGGACGCTCGGCTGGCGCAGGGGCCTGGTCCTCGGCCTCAGACTCCGGGCTCCCCCTCCCGCGAAACAATCGCTGGAGAAAATTACGGGAAGCGGGTGCCTGAGACTCTGAACCCGCCGCCTCGACAGGCTGGGCATCCGTGGATGGCTCAACGCTCGAAGGCTCGGGTGATTGTGGCTGCATCGTAAACCTCTCGGAGAGTTAGGACAACGGGGCCGTCCCCATCGCGGGAGACAGCGGGCTGTACGGCAGCAGCCCGTAGGGGCCGGTGCCCTGGGCAAGGCCGGGGAATGTCTGTTGCGCCGCGACCGGCGGCGGAGGAGGTGCCGCTGCCGGTGGCGGGGTGCCGTGGTTCACCGTGACCGTGCCGTCCGGAGCGACGGTCGTCGTCGCGCCCGGCAACTGGTAGCGATTGCGCTGCAAGGCCTGGGTGTAGTCGTAGTTGGGCGCCTGCGTCGGCAGTCCGGGCTGCGCCTGCACGCCGGCGGCCTGGCTCATGCCCGCGGCCGCCGTCGGCGACAGGTGCGCCAGCGCCTGGTTGGTGACCTGCTGCGACAACTGTGTCAGGTCGGGCATCTGGTACGTCAATGCACTCGACCAGTCGATACCCGTGGCCGGCTTGCCCGTCGTCCACGCGTCGGCCAGTTGACCGAACGCTTTCCCAAAACCCGGCCCCACCATGTTCGGCAACTGGGCCTTGTAGGCCTCGACGGCATTGCTCCCAGCCGCCTGCGCCGTGGCGTAGTTGGCGCGCTGCTGCTCGTCCTGGGCGCGCTGCTCAGCGCTGAGCTTGAGTTGGGTGTCGATCTGCTTCTGCTGCTGGGCCTGCTGGATTTCGGCCTTGGCCGGCTCCATGGTGGAGTCCCACCACTGGTCGTAGTCTCGCTGGGCCTGGTCCTGGGTGTAGCCGCCGGTGCCGATTTTGGCCTGCAGCTCGGTGATCTTGCTGCTGGCCATCTGCGCGAGCTGCGCGGACCGCTGGGCCGGATCGATCGCCGTGTAGTTCTGATTCTCGACCCACTGCACCGAGCCGTCGGGCATACGCTGGGCGATCTTGGGCTGGTCGGTGGAGGTGGCGATCGACGTCGGCTCGCTGGCGCCGGGCATCGGCGTCGCGGGCTGGGTGGTGTCGACGTCGTACGCGTCGTCGCTGCCGCCGCGATAGGTGACGTGATAGATCTTGCCGTTGATGACCTTGGTGCCGGGTTCGCCAGCCTGGTGGATGGCGCCGACATTGGCGTGGGCCTGTTTGGCCGCGTCGGTGAACGGGATCGGGGTGAAGGTCGAGTCGGGATCGAAGGTACCGTCGCCGCGCGAGATCTGCTGATACAGGTAGCCGTCGGGAGCCAGGATGAGCTGCTTCTCACCCTTGGGCAGATTCGCGTCGGGCACGCCCGCGGCCGGGGCGTAGGTGCCGTCCGCTTTCTGGACGTAGACGGTGCCTTTCTGGGTGATCGAGCCCGGCCCTTTCGGCGCCGCGGGGATGGGCGCCATGCCAGGCATCGGCTTGAAGACGTGGTCGGTGGGATCGGTGCCGTAATAGACCGTCGAGCCGTCGGGCTGCGGGATTGGCTTCGGGTCGCCCCACCCTTTATTGGCCGCCGGGATGGTCGGCAGCCCGGGGACCGGTTTGAAGCCGCCGCCCGGATCTTTTGGGTCGATCCCGACCCAGGACGTCGACCCGTCCTTATTGTCGACCTGGCGAACTTCCGTCCAGTTCTGGGGCACCGTTGGCGCGCCGGGCACGGGCTCGAAGACGCCCGAGCCGGTATTGGTGCCCCAGATCACCCCGCCAATCGTCATCAGTCCGGTGTGACCGAGCTGGTCTTTCGTCTGGACGTCCTTGATGCCGGTCGGGGTGTAGCTGAACTGGGCGCCCGGCCCAGGGTCGTCCTGGGTAGTACTGCCGTCCGCGCCCTGCCACGTCTTGCTGAGCGTGAACTGCTTGATCTCGTTGGTCTGCGGGTTGCGGGCGTTGACGATGTACTCGTTCTTAGGCGTGGTCAGTGTCGCCGAAACGGTGGGGTCCGGATTGGTCGGGTCGTACAGCGGGTTGACCTTGGTGTCCTGCACCTGGATCGGCTGGACCCCGACCATCTGCCAGCCCTCGTAACCGCCGCTGCGCAGCATGTCGTTGACGACCCACTGCTCGTAGCCGGGCGTACCCGGCGCTGGCCGCGCGGGTCCAAGCACCGGCCCCCCGGTTGTCGTCCCGGTTGCCGGTCCGGTTGCCGGCGCTCCGCCGCCAGTGTTGGTGACGCCCTTCGGGTAGACCGTCCCGCCCGTCGCGGGAGCAGGCTGTCCACCTGGTGTGTACGGGGTGGTGGGCTGATACACCCCTGGCGGACTTGGCCGCGGCGCCGGGTTGGTCACGCCTGGCGGGTATTGCGCCGGGCCATTCGCCGCCGGTGCGGGCGTGGGCGTGGGCTGGTAGATCGACGACGGGGTCGGTTGCGGGCCGGGGTTGGTGACACCGGGCGGGTACTGGGTTTTCGGCACCTCGCGCACGATGATCCCGGTGGCCGGGTCGGTCACCGCGATCATGCCCGTGTCGTTGTTGACCATCACCTGACGGCCATCGGGCAACGTCTCGACGTGGTAGCGCGCCGCGCCCTGTTGCTTGACGTCGACCATAACTGCCTCCTATGCCATCTTTGCGGCGACTTGCTGGCGCGCGGTTTGCGCTCGAGCGATACGGTCGCTGGCGGGAATCGACCGCAAGACTTCCTGCTGAGCTCGCTGCCGCGCGATGCCCGTGGTGTACGTGAGCAGCCGCTGCTTGGTTCCGGAGTTGCCGTTCTGCCACGTAGGGGTGCGCACCGACCGCTGGATAGCATCGTCGATATAGCGGTTTGTCAACTCCTGCAGGTGGGCCTGCTCGGCCTGCAACAACGGCAGTTTGCCGATCGTGCCCGACACCTGGGAGGGCTGCCACTCGATGCCAGCATCCCGCAGCGCACGCGCCGCGGACGAGGTGAGGATCTCGGCGCGGGCGTTCTCGAGCTCCTGGCCGCCGGTGCCGCGCACGAAGCGACTGGCCAGCGACCCCACCAGCGGTAGCTCAGACGCGGTGCCGGGGACGCGCGCCTCGCGGCGGGTAGCCGCATCCACGATGTTGAGGCCTGTCTGGCCCAGCCCGCCCAGCATGTCTTTGATCGCCCAATCGACCTGAGACGGGTGGATCCGGTCCAACTGGTGGCCAGGCAAACTGGTGATGGCGTTCTCGAGGATCGGGGCAACGGCGTGTCCCAGGTTCGACGCGTTCGTGTCGCTGTACTGGTTGGCGATCGTGCTGCCGCGGAACAGGTCCCGGTTCATCCCCAACTGGATCGCGGTGCCAACACCCGGTTGCGCGGCCCCGCCGAGCTGGTTGATGTCGTTGATCGGACTCAATTCCGTGGCGAGGCTCTTGATCAGGTCGCCCGCGCTCTGTGGCGTTCCGTGTCCAGAGAGACGCTTGAAACTCTCGCGGCCGGCTTCGACGAAGGGCATGAACTCGTTCGGGATCGGCAGGAAATACTTCTGCGGCACGCGGTTCCCCTGTGCATCCCGCGGGGCCTCGCGTGGATCCATGAGCACGATGCCGAGCCGTTTCAGGTAGTCGGGCACGTCCTCGTAGTCTTTCGCGCGCTGCGGGTCCGAGTAGTTGTACGCCTCGGATGCCGCGGCCGGCGCGCCGAGCAACGTCGTCCCGGCGAGGAGTGCGCTACCGGGGTGCTGCTTGATGAGACGGCCGAGTTGCGCCGGCGCCTGCGTGCCGACGTTGAAGAACGGGATGTAGCGGTTCAACTCTTTACTGAACTGGCCGCCACGGCTGAAGTCGGTCGTGACCTCGCGCGCCTGCCGCATGGCTTCCTGCGTCGTCGCCCCGCGCTTGAGGGCCATGCGGTACGTGGCCACGCGCGGCACCTGTTCCAGTCGATTGCCGATGCCTTTGACCCAGCCGAAGGCAGCGTCGCTCGCGAGCTGCCTCAAATCGCCAGCATTGCGCACCGTGAACACGTGCTGGCGCGTGAGTTTGCGCAACGCTTCCTCAGCCTGAGCGGGAGTCATGCCGCCGCCGACACCACCCCCACCGTGCATGGCGCCGCCCGCCGCCTCGAGCTCGCGCAAGCCCTCGCTGGTGTTCCGTCCGCTGAACAGGCCCCCCATGTTTTCGGCCAGAGAGCGCGCGAACTCGCTGGTAGCGGCTGGCCCTAACCCCAGGTTGTGGCCGATAGCCACGCGGCCGCCCATGCCCAGCGCCAGTGCCGCGGCGATCTTCTGGCCACGGTTCGGGTCGTCAGGATCCGTCAGCGCGGCCGTCAATGCTGCCGGCCCGAAGTGGATCCCGGTGCTCGCCAGGCCTTGCCTGACGCCACCCTCGGACATCATGCGCATGGCGTAGCCAAGCGTGTCGCGCGCCAGGTTGACCGGGACGAACCCGGGGTTACGCTGCACCGCAGTTTCGCGCACCACCTTCGCGGGCGCCATGGCCAGCGTCTGCAGCCAGTGGTGGTCGCCGCTGGCCGGGGTGATCTGGTCGAGGGCCGACTTCAGCACCTTGTTGCTGGTGACCCAGTCCTGACGCTCGCCGTCGACCATGGCACTGATTTTCGACTCGTTGCCGCGCAGCGTGTAGTCGGGCTCGAGGAGTTTGCCGTCCTTGCCGCCCGCATCGACGTACTCACGGACGTTGTTGGAGATCCTGCGCATGATCGTGCTGTCGTCGCCGAGCCCCTTGATCAACGCCGAGCCAAGGTCGTTCTTCTTGATGCCCGCCTTGTGGCTGTACACCTCGCGCACCATCGCCGCGACGTGGTTCTCCTTGACGGCACTGGTGCCCTCGGGCGTGTAGGTGTGCAGTCCGGGAGTGCCCGCGTCGAGACGGCCCCCGCGCGGCAGACCGACACCGGGACGGTCGTCGCTCTGGAACTCGCTCACGTTCGTCGGGGTCCAGTGGTCGTACCTTTTGAGCAGACCGTCCATGGCGGCCTGGTCGATCTGGCCGTGATCGACTTTCTCCTGCAGCATCTGCTTGCGCAGGTTCTGCAGGCTGTCGCTCGCGGCACTGAATTTCTGCATCACCTCGGGCGATTGCCTTGCCTCGAGGTCGGACAGTTCTTTCAGCACGTCCTCGTGGTGCTGGACTTCGCCGTTCAGTCCCGACGAAAGACGCCCGTTGAGCTGCGCAAAGTACTGGGCTCTGGCCGCCGCCGGGAGATCCTCCTGGGCTTGCGTTACGTCGGCCTGCGCCTTCTTGACGCGTTCGCCCGCGGCCGCCACCGCGTCGGCCAGCCCTTGCTGGCCGCGCGCCCGAGCATTCTGGAGTCGCTCGAGGTTCTGCTGCTCGTAGCGCAGTTTGACGCTGGCGCCGGAGTAGGCCGGGGTGGGGTTGTAACGCGGCTGTTGCGCCGCGGCTCGGTCGGCCGCGGTCTGCGCCCGCTGCTCGATGGTGGCGCCCCTGGCTCCCGACCGTTCGCCGATCGCGGCGCGCAGAGATGCCGCACGGTCCTCGGCACGCCCCACCTGACGTCCAAGCACGCCCAGGTACGGGTTGTCGGGGTTGGCGTCGTACAGCTTCGCGTACTTCTGGTTCAGCAGCCGGGCGTTGTTCTCGGCAATCGTCAGGTCGCGCAGTTCAGGGTGCGTCACCGTGGTTGCCGTCGGCGAGCTCACCACCCGTTCGCGGGCCGCGTCCGCGTTCGCCTGGCTGGCGGCTTCAGTGGCCGCCTCGAGTTGCGCCCGCGACTCGTCGACACGCCGTTGCGCGGCACTCAAACTGATCGAGTCACGCGTCCGTGGATTGGCCGCGGCGGCCAGCGCCTCGTCGTGGGCCTGGTTGGCCGCGTTCCAGTCGTCGAGCGCGCTGCTCAGCCGCTGCTCAGTGCTGGGGGCGATGCCCGCCTCGAGCATCTGCTGCTCGGCCTGCCTGGCCATCCCCTCGTTGATCGACCGGGTGGTGAGCAACGCCTCCCGTCGGTGGAAGTCGGCCATGTTTTCGTTGGGGATGGCGCGCACCGGCTCGAAGGCAGGGTCGAGCATGGCATGCGCCTGTCCCGCGGGATCCACGCGAGCGAGCAGGCTGACGCGCTCGGAATCCGTCAGCGGCGAGCCCTTGCGCGCGGCCATCTCCTTTTCGATGGTGCCCATGTCGACGCCGCTATCGGTGAACTGGCGGGTCAACGAATCGAGCGCTTCCTGGCCGCGCGTACGACTCAGTCCGCTGGCGAGGCTGGTGTCGCCGTCGGCGAGGATCTGCTGCAGGATGCCGTTGTCCTCGGCCGTCGGCACGTTCGAGGGCAGGAACCCGCGCTCGCGGAACCCGTCTTCGATGGCTTGCGCCACGGGGTGAAGCGCTTCCGGAATGTCCTGGCGCGGGTCGATGCCGAAGCGGGCCAGGCCACTGGGGCTGAGATTTGAACGCAGCGTTTCGTCCGTCCTGGACAGCAGAGGATTGACATCCTCGGCGGCCTCGCCAGCACCGCCCAGTATTTTTGGCACGCTCGAGAGAATGGCTTCGAGGACGCTGCCCTCGGGACCTTTCGAGAACGGGTTCAGTTCGCGCAGGCTGCGGCCTGGCTGCAGGAACGCCAGTTGCCCGCCCAGGCCAGGCAGCGGAATGCCGCGCCGCTGGATATCGGCGAGGGCACGGTCGGCGGCTTCCTGCGGACTCTGGGGCGGACGGTTGTACAGGCCCGTCACCTGGCCCAGCGTGTCCTGCTGCCCGGTGATCGGGTTGCTCGTCAGTTTCTGGATCATGTCCGCGGCGCGCTGCTGCACCGACGGCTGCGCGTTCTGATCCTGCTGGCCCTGGTCGCTGCCGTCACCTTTCGGCCCGCCCGGCGGCACGAGGCCGGCCGCGCCCAGAGCGCTGGAGATGGCGTTGCCGATCAGGTTGCCGAGATTCTCGAGGCCGCCCGAACGAGCAACCACGCCGGGCTGCTGCGGCTGGGCGATGCCGACAGTAGCGGACGTGGTGTCCGTCAGGTCGGACAAGGGCGGCGACTGCGTCGGCAGGTGGGCGATCTCCACCGCTCGGTCCAACTGCTGCACCTGCGGGTCGTTGCTCTGTGGACGGGACGGCGTGGTCGGCGTGCGGAACCCGCTGAAGACGCTGGTGGCGGCCTGCTTGATCGAGTCGAGCGCGTCGAGCGGGTTCTGGCTGGTGCTCGGGTTGTCGATCGTCGGATGGTTGGCGAACAGCGCCCCCTGCACCGCGCCCATCTCGTTCTGCATCTGCGACAGCGTCATCCACTCGCTGCCGTTCTTCAGGTCGAGGCCACTCCGTCCAACGTGGAACTGCTGGGTCTGCGGGTTGTAGCCGTCGGCGTAGAAGTAATGACCCGCCGTGCTAATCGTGACCGGGTTACCCGTCTGGGCTTCGCGGGCAATCGCCGCGGGGTCGTTGCCGACGAGTTTGGTGGGAATGCCCATCTTCTCGAGGAGCTGCTGCTCGCTCGAGATACCGGCCATGCCCTGCTGCGACGTCCAGCCCACGGTTTTTGCCAGGTCGGTGGCTTCCCTGAGGGTGGGGTTGCGGCCGTAGGCCTGTGCAAAACGCACGGCTGCCGCGGGACCACAGGCTGAATACGCCTCGTCGGTGGTGAGCTGCGGGTCGTTGAACTGGCTCTGATCCATAGCGGTCTGCCGCGGCGCACCGAGTGACACCTGTTGTTGCGGAGTCGGCTGGGACCCGGTCTGATTGGGACGGCTGTTACCCAGGATCTGGCTGACGTAGGTCTGCGACTCCTGGTACGGCTTGCCGCTGTCCCAGGCCTGCACCGCGCCGCCGCCACCGTTGTAGGCGATGAGGGCTTTCGACCAGTCGCCGCCGTACTGCTTGAGCAGGCTCGCCATCAGGTTGGCCGCGTAGTCGAGGCTGGCTTTCGGGTCCCACGTGTTCACGCCGGGGTGGTACTGCGGCACGATCTGGGCGATGCCCTGCGCCCCCGCGCTCGAGCCCGCGTTCGGGTTGTAGCCGGACTCCTGCTGGATCTGCGCGGCGAAGATGTCCGGGCTGATGCCCGCGGCGCTGGCCGCCTGTCGGGCGTAGTTCTGCAGGTCGCCGGGAGGCGCCTGGTTGACGGCTACGACGGCGGGCGCGGTCGGGTCGAACGCCACGCTGGTGGTGCTGGAGGTCGTTGTCGGCGAGGGCGTCGTCGACGGAGCCCACACCGGCGCGGGCGGGGTGATTGGCTGGATGGACGGCACGCCCATGACCCCGGGCGGCGGACCCGGTGGCCCCGACGGGCCGGGGGGTGGGCCGGAGATTGGCGGGATGGGTTGCGGCCCCGTGAGATCCGGCGGCGCGATCGGTGGCGCGGGCGTAATCGTCGGCTGCTCCGGCGCCGACGGCAAGCCGATAGGCGGCGCCATCGGTGGTGCTGGGGCCGGGGTGGGCGCCGGCACCGGAGGTGAGATCGGCGCCGGCTGCCCGAGCGGCAATTGTGGCAGAGCCGGGATCTGCGGCATCGCCGGCAATTGCGGCAGCGTCGGCGTGGGCAACTGGCCGAGGATGCTCGAGGAGGCGATTTCGGACACCTCGAAACCGGGCATTCCTAAGCCCTGGATCCGCGACATGTTGTTCTGGGCGAACGAGAACTGGTCGACGCGCGCCTGGTTCTGCTGCGCGAACTGGTTCGACTGGTACTGGCGGTACTCGTCCGATGGAACGTCTGGCAGCGCGTCGGGCATTTACTGCAACTTGAAGGAACCGCTCGACGGTGAATTGGTGGCGTACTTGGGCAGGCTCTGGTTGAAGAGCGCCTGCGCGTCGTCCTTGTTGTAACCCTGCGCTTCCCACGTGCCGAGCAGCATCTGCTGCTGACTCGGGGTGAGGGCGTTCCAGGTTTGCGGTGCCATCTGATTGGGCGCCACCAGACTGTTCATGGCTGCCTGCGAGGACGGGTCCTGGGTCCCGGTGGCCGAGCCGACGAACGAGTTCAGATCGACCGGTGTGGGTGCGACGCCCGTGGTGGCCCCGCCGCCGGGGATGTACTGGCCAGCCGCCGCGGCGACGAGGTCCTTCATCCCGCCTGGCGTGGCACCGAGGACCTGCTGGTACTTGGCGTAATCCGCCGGTCCGCGCAGGTTGGTCATCATGGACAGGTAGTTCTGGGCCGCGGTCTGCTGCGCCTGCCACTGAGCCAGCGCCTGTTTCTGGGCATCGATCTGTTGCTGGAACGCCTGCTGGTTGCCGGCCAGGGTCTGGATCGGCTGGCCGTTCTCGTAGCCGGGAGGCGCCCCCGTCGGGGTGCCGGCCACCGTGGACGGCTGGGTGCCCACGGTAGCCGGGTTCACGGGGCTGGCGGCCTGGGCGAACGCCGCGTCGGGCACGGTCATGATGCCCTGGCCAGCCTGGATAGCCTGGTAGATCGCCGGGTTGCTGGCATCGCCCGGGGTGACGGTGCCGTTGGGTCCGACAACCCCGAACTGATTGCCAGCGGTGCGTACCACCGTGCCGGGCGGGTACTGCTGAAGCATGGGGTTTCCGCCGGCGGCGCTCGGCGCCGGCGCGACCTGAACCTTTGAGGGGTCGAAGGTATTGTTGGCCGCGTTCCAGCCGGCGGCGGCCTGCTGAAGCGTACTGGGGCTCTCGCCGGGGGCAAACACCCAGCCGCGCGACTGCATCAGCACCTGCTGGTAAGCCGGATTGGCCAGCGACGGGTTGCGCGCCAGCAGCGCCATCTGGTCCGCGGTCAAACCACCGGCCGAGCTCGGCGACGTGGCACCGGGCATCGAGCCGCCAGTCGGCGGGGTATAGCTGTACGGGGTGTACCAGCCCGTGAGTTGAGCTGCGGTGTTGGCCTCGTCGAAGCCCTGTTTCTGGCCGGCCAGCGTTTGCTGGCCCTGTTGCGGCGTGCCCCACACCCCGAACTGCTGCGCATAACTGACCATCGTCGACGCCTGCTGAGCGGCGATGTCGGCCAACTGCTTGATGGCTTGCTGCGTCGGCTGGCCCTGGTAGGTGCCGGTGACGCCGGCCTGGGCGAGCTCGCTGGCGATCGCCTGGGCGGCTTTCTGGTACGCCTCGGTGTCACTGTCCAGGGCGAGCTTGGCGTTGTAGTACGTCTGCAGCGCGTTCGCCTGCAGGTTGCTCAGAATCATCTGATCGACCTGCGGATTGGTGCCGACCGGGCCAGTCGGGTTCGCGGGCGTGCTCGGACTCGAGGGAGAACTGGGCGTGCTGGGACTACTACCGCCAGTGGATGGCGGCGGACCGCTGTACCCCGGCGCGGAGTAATAGCCGTACGACCCGCCAGACGGATTCGGATTCGAATCGGCCTGAATCGGGGCGCCACCATTGGGATTGGGGAAGTACGGCATAGCTAGGCGGTCCTCCGTGGTAGTCCCTGTCGCGCGGCGACTCTGGCTGGAATCGAGCCGTACCACTGCGCCCAGCCCTGGGGGTTCGCTACGGCTTGATCCAGGGCATAGTCGGTGGCGTCCTTCCACGCGCGCGGGTCGCCGGGCTGCCAGCCCGTTTTCTGCGTGAAGTCGTTGCCCATGCCCGCGACGCTGCCGTACTGCTCGTACGGCGTGCCCGCCCCGCCGTAGTGCAACTGGAACGGCCACCACGACTGCCCGGTGGGGAACGTGCCCTGCTGAGCCGGCGAGTCGAAGCGCCCGGTGGCGGGGTTGGTGCCCTCGTGGAGCGCGACGGCTACGGCCGTGTTGGGATCGATACCGCGCTGCTGAGCGGCATCCCGAATGTAGGCGACGATGTCGTCGTGGGACGGCTGAGCGTTGCCAAGGTGCGTCTGCAGGTCGGCATCGGGCGGCTGGTAATTGGGCAGCGGCACGACCGCTTCAGGCCCGGCCTCGCCGATGAGGGCGAGGGTGGGTTTGGTCACGATACCGCCCTGGGCCATCGCGGGGATAATCGGGGTGATGCGCGGCACATTCGGGGTGATCATGCCGCGCGGGATGAGCGGCGCAGGCACGGGCGAGGCGGCTTCGGGCGGGGTGGCCTGGGTAGCGACCTCCACCGCGCCTGGCGGGGTCGGCAACCTGAGGCTCGGGTAGGCCTTGATGACGGCTTTGTACACCTGGGTGAAGCTCTGCGGTCCCAGTCGCTGGATCTGCTGCTGGCGGCCCTGCAGATTGGGCGTGCCGTCGGGATTAAAGAGCTGGTCGCGGTAATACTGGAGCTTCTGCTCCTCGCTCAGGTCGGCCGAAAACGGGGCGACGCCCTGGGGGGCCATGGCGGCCGCGATTCTGGTCGACTCCTGGTCGAGCCACAACGCCAGGTCGGTGGCCACCGAGTCGAGCACAGTCTGGGATTTCGGCAACGTGGGCATCAGCGCCCCGGCCCCGGCGGCAGCATGTTCGGCGGGGGCATCGGCACGACCGGGGCGCCGGGGATCCCACCGGGAGGCATGGCGCCGCCCACGCCGGGGGGCGGCGGCGGAGCGATGGGAAGACCCTGGCCGGGGGTGGGCACGGGGTTGCCGGGCATGCCGCCCATCGGTCCGGTCGGGGGCGTGCCAGGGGTGCCGGGGACGCCGCTCGGCGGCCCCATCGCCGGACCGCCGGCCATTTCCTGCAGGTCGGGCGTACCGGGCGCGTTCATCTTCTGGGCCTGGATGGTGCCCAGTTTTTGGAACACGGCCGTCTTCAACTGCTGCTGGATCTCGGGGCTCTGCTTCAGGTCGTGCAACAGCCAACTCTGCTCGACCTCGTCGGGGTTGGCGCCCGCTTCGGTGACGGCGTCCTCGTAGGTGATCAACTTCAACTGCATCTTCTCGCCGATGGCGCGGATCTCGATGATCTCGTTGGACGGCGTGCTGGGGCTGAGCTTGACGCGGTAGTGGTGGACCCCGTCGAGGTCGTCCGGCCCGATGTGCAGCCAGGTGCCCTTGGTCTGTCCGGCGCCGCGGCCGCCCTGTTTGCCGGGCTGTTCGCCCCAGGCATACACCGTCTCGGAGATCCGCGACTCGATCAGCCAGGACTCGAAGCCGGTGCGTTCGGCGAGGGCGATCTCGGCGTTGCTGACGATCGGGTTGAACGCCAGCCCGGCGAGATAGGCGGCCTGGTTCAGGGCGTAGCCCGACTGGTCGGCGCCCACCGCGCCGCTGAAGGCGGCGGGCATGGCGCGTTCGATCAACTGCTGGATGTTGGTCAGCAGTTTGCTCAGGTCGGGACCGCCCGACGGCTGATTGACCGGGGCGATGTCGAACGGATACAGCTTGCCCGGCTCGATACGCGAGGCCGTCGCCGCTTCCTTGCCGTCGATGCCGTACGGCAGGCCCGGAATCGCGTTGGGGTTCTGCGTCTCTTTCCAGGCCGGGAAACCGGTCATGTACGCGCTGTTGCCCTGGATCGTCAGCAGACTGTCGAGCAGCCGGAACAACTGCAGGTAGCCGTACAGCACGCTCAAGCCAGCGTGCTCGGGCAGACGGCTCGCCGTGGTGATGCCGAGGGCGTGGAAGTACGGACCTCTGAGGGTGTGCAGGTACGGGTCGCCGTAACTGTGCGGAGTGACCTTGCACAGGGTGCCCTGGTCGCGTCCCTTTGCTGCCTGGTTAGGGCCGGCCAGGCACACCACCTGCACGTGCTCGTCCCAGGCCTCGATACACCGCAGGTTGGTGGAGCCGGCGGTCTTCATGATGTGCGCCCACTCCGGCCGCGCCAACTGCGCCGCGCGCGGATCGATGCCGCTCCACGTCTTCGGCGACACCACGTTCCCACTGCTGTCGAGCGCCGCACCGAACCGCTCCAGCGCCTCGAGATACGGCACGTCCTTGATCTCGACCGAGCTCGTAAACCCGTTCTCGTTCTTGGTGTAGTAGAAGGTTTCGGGCGGCACGTCGGTGGTCGCGATCGGATACGGCAACTGCAGTTTCAGATTTTCGGTGTGTTTGTCGTACGCCATGTCCTGGGCGTGCTGATCGAGCCCGTCATCCTCGAGCGACTTCTGGTACTCCTCGGCAGAGTCGGAGTACGTGCTCCACACCGCGGCGCTCCGCTCGAGCGTCTTGAGGATGCCCTCACCCTTGACGGCCAGAGACCACATGAACAATCGTGCCAACTGCCTGCGGGCCTCGTGCTCCTGCCGCTGCCACGACGCCTCGAAGAAGCGCTCCCTGCGGGTCGAGTTCTCCTGGTAGACGTCGCCGAAACCCACCGGCCGAAACTGGATGGTGGGCGGATTGACGCTCAGTGCCGCGGCCACGTTCTGGGCGATGTGCAGCGCCAGGTTGCTCCTGACCTCGATCGCCGTCTTCCGGTACGCCTCCGGGATTTCGACCGGGAAATTCTGGAACAACGTCTTGTCGATGTCGGCGTACAGGGTGTTGCGATCGTGAAAATCGCGTTCGAGTTGCTCGGCGAGATCCATCGTCTGTCGATGCATGACCTCGTCGCCGTCCGCGCTTTTGCCCCAGTTGGACGGCGGCGTGGGCCGATCGAGGACTGCCATCAGTCCTCATTCTCCGTCCGTGGATCTTGCATCAACTCGGAAGCAATCTCGTGGATGAAGTCCTCATACGGCTTGGCTCGCTGGCCCTCGCCAGTCAAGGCGTGCCGAGCCAACAGCACGGCGAGCGCTTCAAGACGCGCCAGGCGTTGCTTGTCGGTGAGCGGAGATCCCGCCATCAGACGTGACGCCAGGTCATGTTGTGCGACCAGTTGGGACATCCATGAAAGCCCTGGCTTTCGAAGCGTCGCCGCCAGCGGATCGGCCAGCCCCACTGGCGTCCGAAGAGACGCGGCCTCATCAGACGACGTTCCATTCAGCGGGAGGAGATCCTTCACGAAGATTCCGCACGGCAGCCACTTCGGCACGGAGGAGTGCGTCCGTCTGCCAGCGCGTGACAGCAGTCTCGGGATCCAGGTCTGGATACAACTCGGCGTACACCACCGCATCCTCGTATGACATGAGGTGGATGGGCATCCGTACCTGCGGCCTCATCCCTAGCCGAACCTCAAGGGCGTCGCCTCGCGCGGCTTCGGCGGCTGGGCCTCAGCCGCCAGCCCGTAGCGCAGCGCGTCCGGCGCGTGGTCTTCGGTCTTCTGGCTGCCAATCTTGTCGGCCACGTCCTCGGGATCGAGCGGATCCACCACCATGCTGGGCAACGTGCGCTGCAAATTCGGCGCGGCCCCCTGCAGCAGGTGCAGCCTCGGCGACCCCTGGTCAGTCGCCAGCGCACGCCGACAGATCGCCCACCCCTGCTTTCGGCTATTCATGCCCGGATATACCGGGTTGACCCCGTGCGCCCAGTACACCGCGGCAATGCTCGGCCGCTGCTGCTCTGTCCTGAGATTGAACATGCTCGGATCCAGAATTTTGAGCAGCAGCTTCTCGTCGCCGCTCGCCTCGACAATGCGCTGCGCCTGCTGCTCGTCCCTGAGCCCCGCGGCGTACAACTCGCGGTACACGAAAATGTGCTTCGTCTCCGGCTCCCTGGCGAACCACAAACAGCAGAACGGCACCGCGAAGCCGTAGTCGACCGCCAGCCACCTCGGCCACTCGTCGGGGATCTCGAAACGCGGCACCACATGCACCGACGGGTCCCACTCCGTGAAATACATCCCCTCGGCCGCTACCCACTCCCCTAGCCTGAGCCGCTGCTTCAGATACCCCCGCAACGAGTCGAGCCCGGCAATGTACGTCTCCCCGAACGCCGTCCACTGCCCACCCTGCCACAACAACGGGTTGTCCTCATGCCGACTCTCGACCAGCTCGCACTCACCCGCATTACACCGCTGCTTCAACCAGTGGTCCGGCGGCCCCGGGTTACAGTCGGCGATCAACTGCTGATAACTGAGCACCCCGTTCCGTAAGCCGCGCAGCAGCATCGCCCAGTCGTCTTCCTCGAGCTCGGTGGCTTCCTGGACGTACACGCAGTCGAATTCCGTCGAGCCGATCTTCTCCGGATCGTCCAGGCCCGCCACCATGATCCTGGCCCCGCTCGGATAGCGGTATTCCTGGTCCCCCTCGTGAAACCTGACCTGATTCGGCCGCGGCAATACCTTGTTCTCGAACGTCGCCATCGCACTCTGCGTCAGGCTCTTCCGTGTCTTCCGCACGATCGCCGCCCGTATCGGCTTCTGCATCGCGATCAGATTCAATTTCTCCAGACAGGCCCGACTCTTCCCCGTCCCGGCCGGTCCCGCCAGCAACACTTCCCTGGCCCTCGACTTGAACAACTGCAGCGCTGCCCCGTGCGGCTGGTACGGCGCCTCCTCCGGCTTCGTCTCCGTCCCTTGCTCGACCGTCGCCGGTACCCCACCCTGCCCGAGCTTCAGACTGGCCGGCATCTCTGCCCGATCATACGCTCCTCGTCAAAGTGTGATGCCGGTACGACAGACTACCTGTCACAATCCGAACACTCGTTCCAGGTTTTGGTTTTCCTCACACCGAGATGTACCAAATTGCGTTCATAGGTATCCGGCGAGCCGGGGCCGCGGGGGCACCTGGTGGAGTACCCCTCGAGCTCACGGCCCCGCGGTAGGTCAGGCCCAGGTTGACATAACGTTATGGACCTATAGGCTTACTTAACCCTCTCTAGAGAGACGTACTACGCTTGTGCTGGTAAACGTAGGTGCCACCAACAACTGGGCACCTACAGCACACTCGCCGGATCGATCCCAGCAATGGTCTTGACGACCTGAGCGACCGTCACGTCCAGCTTCTCGCGGTACGTATCCGGTTTCCGGGCTCGCAGGAGAAGCATGAGAAGTTGGTCGGAGTATTCAATCTTCGCATCGGTACCGACCGGTTCCCCATGCCAGTAAGAGGTGCGTGTATAGGGTGAGCCTTCTACTCCGCGTCGCCAGGCTTCTTTTTCGAGGCGTTCGGTAGCCGCTTCGCCGGCGAGACGGAACGCGGCGAGAAACTCCGGATCGTGTTCTTGCCATCCATAGACAGTTGTTCTGCCGATGTTGGCTTGTTCGCATGCGTAACTGATATTTGCCCATTGACGGTATGACTCTAGAAACGCGTGCTTGGCGTGTTCACTCTGTACGTGAGTCTTCCGGGGTTGGCCGCGCACGTAACGTTGGCGGGGCTGAGCGAGGGACAGTTCATCTGACATTGACGCCATTGTGAACGCGTGAGCGCGACCTGTCGATTGTCCAGGTGTCTGTAATCCGAGCGTAATCCGGAAACCCTTGCGGCTAAAACTATCATTCCGCTATATTTCCCGTCATGGCACCCGAACGCATCTACTCCGTGAGTCTGTCGGATCCCAACGATCCAGACTCGGATCGCACCATTGAGATGACGGAATCCGAAGTCATCGACACGTACCCGCACTGGGGCGGCAAGGCCGACATCGTCTCGATTGACGGCGTCAACGTTCACATTGAGGCCCGGTCATGAACGCTCAATTGCTGAGCGCCACGGGCGCAATTGTGGTGCTGCCTTCTCGCGCGGTAACGGCGCGAGGCGAGCTGTCGCCGGCTGAGATGGGCATCGTCAATGCTCGCGAGATCCTGTCTGGCAAGGCCGGCTACCGGCAGTTTGGTTTCCTCTCGTTACTCACGCCGGAGGGCTACTCCCCGAAGACAGACAAGGGCCGGGCGAGAGGCTACGCCACGGCGATCATGTACTTTGCGCCAGCGAACCTGAGCGGCTATGACGTCTGCCAGTACCGGTCTGAGGGTTGCACGAACAGCTGTCTCAACACGGCCGGGCATGGTGGCGTGGCGTTAGACGAGAGTGGGTTGAACGCGGTTCAGCGCGCACGGATTGCTCGCACGCGGTTCTATTTTCTGAACCGGTTCCTCTTCAACGTCATGCTGGTGCGCGAGATTACGGCGCACGTACGCCGGGCAAAAGCTCGGGGCATGATCCCCTGCGTTCGCCTCAACGGGACGTCCGATCTCCCATGGGAGACGCTGCGGCTCAACGATGGCCGAACCGTGCTGGAAACCTTCCCGGACGTGATCTTTTACGACTACACCAAGCACCCTGGGCGAGCGCTGCGGCATGCGAACGGCGCGATGCCGGCCAACTATTCGCTGACGTTCTCGCGATCCGAGACGAATTCGGCGGAGTGTGAGTCCGTGCTAGCCGCGGGTGGGAATGTCGCAGCTGTCCTGAAGTTCTGTCCGTGCAAGCGGACGTGCAAGCATGAGACGCCGGACGGGCTCGAGTACTTCGGCCGCCCGGTCGTGTCCGGGGACCACGATGACTTGCGCTTTTTGGATCCCACCGGTGTCGTCATCGGCCTCAAGGCGAAGGGCCGGGCACGGACGGATGCGTCCGGGTTCGTCGTCGATCTCGTTTCATCTGCCCGGGCCGCGTAAGGCCCGGAGCGTTCACTTTTCAAGGATTGGCACCCATGGAAACTTTTACCCGCTGTTCGTTTAGCGCGACCTGTCCAAACCCGGTCGCGTGGGTTGTCGGTTACGAGATCGACGAGATCTTCGCCGACTCGTACGAAACCTGTACCGAGCATCTCGCACCAGCCGCGCTGCGGCTCAATGCGCTCAACCCTCCGGAGGCCGACTACCCGCAGCGACGGCTTGAGCTACAGCCGGTCCCGATCTACCTGCCGGCCGGAGCCGTGGCATGACCACGATCGAGATTCCCGCCTACGTCGACCCGGCCGTGCTTGTGCCGGGCGCGACGGTCCAGTGCGTCCTGGACGACGCCGAAACCATTCTCACGGTCGTGCGCATGGAACCGGCCATCATCTGCTCGCGGCCGGACGGTTCCGGCGTGATCCTGCTGGCGCACACGGTCGTACCCGTCTCTACTCCGGGCAAACACCTGTGAACTGGGACGATCTCGTTTACCGGGTGACCATGCTGGCCGTGATCCTCGCGCTGGTGTGGCTGTTCGTCGCACCCATGCCCGGCCACGCGCCGCTCGTGCAGTTCACCCATCAGGTTCTCGCCGCATGACTTCTACACCGGGCAAGTGCGTCCAGAATTTCTACGTTGCGCGGCGATCTGCCGACGGCTGGCAGCTCGTCGATTCGCGCGACGGCCAGGTCGTCGAACGGTTCCCACCGGGGGCCACCGGAGCCGAGCAGGCCGACGCGGCGGCTTCGGCCGCCAACCGGCCGCGGCCCACCTTCGACCTGCGTGCCTGGCGGCGACGCCAGGATCTCACCCAAAAAGAGCTCGGCGCACTGCTCGGCGTGTTCTGGATCACCGTACAGCGCTGGGAAACCGGCTTCGCCAGCATGCCGCCCTACCTGCACCTCGCGCTCGAGCGCCTCGAGCAGCTGCAACAGTTGGAGAAAGACCCTCAGCCATGATCACCTTCCTCGTCTATGCCGCCATGGCCCTCGGCGCCATTCTCGTCATCGGCGCCCTCGCCGTCTTTGCCTGGCGCATCATCTCCGGTTTCGCTAACTGGGATCGTGATCGGCGCTAGCGCCCACGACTTCTCCGCCAGCAGGCGCAAGCCGCGCCAGTCGTCCAGCAGGTGGATGCCCCAGTAGTGCATCACCCGATCCTGCGACCCCACCAGTCCCTGGGCTGCCTCGTACAACTGCGCCAGCAGTTCACGGGGCAGCCTGCTCAGCGGCGCCATAACTCGCGCAATAGCCGCGAGCGCTGATCGCACGCCAGTTCGCGCCGCTGCTCGAGCTCGGCGACCTGGTCCAGTCGTCCGCGGCGGATCGCCCGCCGCGTGAAACGGTCGAAGCGCACGATGTCCCGCGCCAGCAGCCGGCAGCGCAACCGCAGGTCGATCTCGACAGCGTCCATCAGGCAGTCCGGTGGCGCCAGTACGTGCGCAGTTTCGCCGACCGCTCGCTCGAGATCTGTACCCGCTCGAACCACAACTGCCGCGCCTCGCCCACGTCGCCGCGTTCGATGGCGAGCCTCGCGGCCGCCTCGAGACGGATCATCCTGCGCGCCAGCTCGCGCAGTTCGACCCGCGCATACTCGGTCATGCGGCCATCACGGCCACGCGTCAGCTTCCACCAGCCGGTAGCCGATCCATTCCGCGACCGGCGCCACGACCCCGTTCCCGATCATGCGGTACCGATGACTGTCGGGGATCTCCTTGCCGTCGGCCGTGTAGCGCGTCCAATCTTCTGCCCAGCCCTGGAGTCTTTCGCACTCCCTGGGGGTGAGGCGGCGCACGCCCATGCTGCCGCTGATGGCCGGCGCAGACGGTAAGCCGATACCCGAACCGACCTTGATCGATGGCGAGCTGTCCGCATCGTAGGACTGCCCCTGGCTTCCACCGGTTGGATAGAACGCGACCTCGATCACGTTGTCGGTACGGAAGTTGTTCTTGCCCTCGTGGGTGTACGTCTTGCCCTCGTTGGCACTGATCGGATCGGCGACCTGGGCGATCAGGTTGTCGGCGCCGTCGCCGCGACCGCTCGAGTAGCCGTGGTGCCCGTCGCTAGCCCGGTCCCGGCTAGCGACGACCAAGG